AATAAAAATAAAAATAAAAATAACTATAATTATTTATAAAATTATATAAAATATAAATAATTAGTCTTTTACTTTTTACTTTTTACTTTGTTTTAATATTGATTATGGATTGTATCCATCGCTGGCACCATAGAAGAACCATCTCAAAGATAAATAGTTGTTATTTTTAATATTGAGACCATTAGACCCGCTCATATAAGTGTTAGGACCCTTTGCAGATAATCTAGCAATTTCAGCAGTTCCTAGCGCATAATTGTAATACCACAAATTAGAAATATAACCAGAGAAACCACCATTAGGAGCAACATATACATCACCGTAATTTTGTTTGGGAACACCGTGTAAATTGTGACTTTTAATAATAGTACCGTTAATATAAACATCAAGTGTATTATTTTGACATCTAATAATAACATTAACCCATTTATTAATAGGAATATCGTCTACAGTGATTTCCTCGTTAATAACATTAAAAGTGTTCATCATAATAACTAACTGGTTAGTGTTGGGGGCAATATAGAGACCAGGAGCATTGTTAGGGAAATTTAATCCTTGAGAGTCTTGAGATTGTGCATTAGGATTTTTGGCATAATCGTTACCTTTATAGAATACACATCTGTAGCTACCGGAATTATATGTTAAGTCATCAATATATAACCAAACAGACCAAGTGAATTCTATACCCTCATTAGCATTAACAGACCTAGAAATGGTAACGGAACCCTCAGATTCAGGGTCTTGAGGTATCACTATTAACTGTTTAGCATCGACCATTCCATCAATAAGCTTAGGGGTTCCAGTAGGAGCCAAAAAATATCCTAAAACTGATATTCCTAAACGTAGTAAAATAATAAATACAAACAAAACCAGAAATAAAAATGCTATCTGTGCAACTACACTATTTGAATTAAGAAATTCCTGAGTGGCATCAATATATGAATTTGTTGTAAATTGATTAAATGTAGAACCTTGACCAGTATTAGAATAATCCATCTTATATATATTATATATAAATAATATGGATTAATATAAATTTATTTTACGAAATATTTTGATTAAAGAGACCAACTGGATTCTTCTGTATCTCCCTCCATTAATGATATCTTGACAGTATATTTACCAAATAAGCTACCTAACAAACTGCCACCATATCCAGCCTTATATATGTTCCAAGCTTTCTGAGGATCACTAGAATCAGGCCAGTATTGGAATCTAGATGTCCATCCAGAAAATCCGCCCATAGGTGTGATATAAACAGGAGCAGATGCGTCTATTTTGGCTACACCAGGTAAAACACATGTTCTCACCAATTTACCATCAAGATACAAATCTAAAGTGCGACCATAAACACTGATTAAAACATTGCACCATCTTTGAATGGGAACATTAGCAACAGGGCAATTATGCACAATAAAGTTAGAACCGTCTTCAGGCACTTCATCTAAACCGGGATAAACAGCTAAAGACACGACAATATTGTTTTGAATAGGTCCTAAAACGACAGAAGGACAAGGCTCTTTCTGTCCAGAACCAGTAGTCATACGTCCAAAAATAACTTTAGGTTCACCATAACGATAATTCCAATCTTCTATGAAAAACCAAATAGAATAGGTAAAATTACTAGTATTTCCTGAATTACTAGAAGAAGCTAAATCAGAAGGTTGGATTGTTTGCATAGTTTGACCGGATGTTAAACTAGATAAAGTATTAACGTCTTTTGATATATATTGAATTACAATTATCAATAAAATAACTATAATTACAAATAGTAATATATTCTTGACTTCCATTATATTATACACTTAGAAATTTTCTTATATAGACGGGGGGTTTTTGTCTTTAAGGGAATTATATAATGTGTGAATAGATAGAATATCTAATGGTTGTTTAAAATATAACAAGTTTGCTATATGTCCACTAACACCATTTTCGGAACCAACCGTTAACATATCGAATTTCATATAAGGCACAACTTCAATAGCCGATTTAACTAATTTGCCGTTATAAAATACATCTAAAGTTCCACCAGTAAAATTTAAGACAATATGGTTCCATTTTTGCAATAAAACATCAGGATGTTTATATATTATTCTATTTCCCTCTGCATCAACATCATTACCAAATGGCATATTTTTTACATTTTCGATTGCGTCTGTAATTTTGGTTTGTGTTGTTTTCCATTTATCAAGATTTTCAGGTTTAATTTCATTTTCTTCTTTTTGAACGTAATCAACAATAGGAGTGTTATCATTATTTTGTTTGACTGTTATGAACAGTGTATTTGTTTCTGAACTATATTTTACACATGGATTTTCACCGTATGACAAAAGTGGAACTACTTTCATATAAGATGAATTAGTGCTTGGTGGAAATGAGTCTATATAAACCCAAAATGATAATGCATATCGATAATCGAAGTTGTCGCTACCTGCTAGCGACTGGTAAGAAGCTACATTAGTTAAAACATCAGTTTGAATTGGTTGATTAATCAATTGTTGTCCACCCTGTTTTAAATACTTATTACTTAAATAGGGATGTCCTAAAAAAATCCAAAAGAAATATCCACCTAATAAGATTAAACTAAAAATCAACATTTTGATTTCAAATGGCTTTGGAGGTGTGAATGCACTGCTATCTCCAGGAGCTCTATTTATTAGACCAGTTATTTGGCCTATATTATTAACAATACTAACTAACAAACATGGAATATATAACAGTGTATTAAGAAGTAAACGATAATAAGGATTTTTGTCTAGAAATCCGCCTGCGTTTGCCAATTTGTATACTATTCCTAACATTGCACAAAATACTAGCACATTAAAAATAATATTACCCCAAGACTCTGGTTTAGATGCATCTTGATCAAAAATACCAATCATTTTAAGGGCTCCATAAATCAAACTTCCGGATATTCCCAAGGCAGCCAAAATATATATCCCTTTTAAAAAATACCCCATAAACCCTTGTTCATTTGCAAACACATTTGCTTTTGAAGGATTAGACATATAGTATTGATAAACAGTTATCAAAATAACCATAATCATTCCAACAAATAAACTGAAAAATAAAACAGGACCTCCATAAGTTGTCATTATTCCCCAAGGATTAAGAAAATATAATACTACAATCAAAATAGCAAATACGGCAAACAACACCGTATATTTAGTTCGCAATGCGAATACGTCTTGAATTGCTCTAGGCAAAGTTTGTAACACAGTTTCATCTTTTTTTTGACTATTTTTGTAAATTAAACCGGCAATAATAAAAAACAGCATAATAATAAAAAAATTGATAATCATAGCAGTGTTATTTTCCGGGGGTTTGTCAGAAAATACACCACCGATTGCTAACATAGAAAAAAAACCTGCTAAACCAATTAATACAACTCCAAGTATAATAACTGGAAAAAACCAAATTTGATTGGATTGTGGTAGAGAAGAAAGCCAAGACGATTGTGGATTATTTTTAAACACAATTATCTCTTTAATAAGTATCCCAAAAAGTATTAAAAGCGGCCCTGTAATAAATATTTCATATCCAAATATTTTATTAAAACCGGTTGGATTTAATATATACATTAACAAAACCAAAAATATGAAAAGAGATAAAAAACTTATTAAAATGTTATAAGATGTTAAAACTTGTTCTAAAGTTATTGGTGATTTAACATTCATTTTTGTATTTGTTTGGTCCATATTATATACCTTTAAGAAAAGTTATAAGAGAATATAAAATCAAAAACAAATACAAAATAATTTATTACATATTTTCCATAGCAGTTTTTTCTCCGTGACATTCGCGACAAAGTGCCACCAAATTTGTTACATCATTGCCTCCACCGTGTTCTAGTCTTATTTTATGGTCTACTTCAAATGTATGCGACAGTTTTTTGTTACATTGCCCACATTTCCAATCCTGCATTGAAGCAACATACTTTTTCTTAGTCTCACTAACAGACCGTTTAACTGGTTTTGGTCCTGATAATAAATTACGTTGTTGTTGTGCTATTATTGTAGGGTCATAATTGAAACCGGGGTTTAGTTCGGTGTTAAATCCTTCCATAAATCCTCTACTTTTGGTGGATAAATCAAAAATCGGAGAAATCATATCTATAGATGATTTATCGATTGGCATATATTTAATCATATTATTCGTATATAACAACATATTTTTGGTCTGCGATGGATTTCGCTTGAGCATTATATAAAAACATAGCGCTACAAATGCTATAAAAGCCATTTTATAATATTTTTTATAGGATAATAAAATCTTAGTATATTTCCCGTCATGATAAGAATTATATATCAAAAATGCGGTAATACCAAACACGAATAGTTCCAATCTCATATATTATAATAATATAATCTTATTGTCTCATTTTTCTGGTTTTACCTTTCTTTGATAGTCTTCTTTTTTTTGTAATGTTGCCACCCTTCTCAACAACCGTTAGATATTCCAGTTTCTTGGAATCGCGTTGAATACCGAATTGTTCAATCAATATATTTAAATTTGTTAGTTCATTGACTAAAGAAGACACATTTATTTCATTAATTGGATTTTCATATAAAAAATGTATTACAATGTATTTTATTTTACTTATAAACTGCATCTGAGCTTCATTCAATTTTTCAAACGAGGAATATAACGATTCATATAAAGATATGTAAATCATAACAAATCCCCAAATATCTATATTTTTTAGAAATATTGTATTAAAATATGTCATCAGCTCTAAATTACCGTCTTTGGTGTATTTTTCTAAAATCTTCGATAAATATTCGGTAATATAATAATAAGTGAAGTCATATTCAACTAAATGAGCCTTTACTTTTTTCTTCTTAACTGAGAATAATTCTTTTATTGTTAGTTTCTTTACTATATCATTTATGGCAGATAAATGACCAGGTCCTCTTATTTCGTTCCATACAAAAATATAATTTATTACAAATTCCCTTATTTGGAAATAATCAGGATTAGGATAAAGCTCCAAAAAAGCATAATAGTTCTTCAAAAATTCCTTATTGAAAAGCACCGATGAAAATGGAACATTATATTGAAATGGTCTTCTATATAGTTTTCTTGGAATGCCATTTTCTGTTGTATGTATTATAGATAGACCCCAATCTATTAAACGACATGGTAATCCTTGTTCAGTAGGGTCTACCAATACATTTGCATCTTTGATGTCGCAATGATAAACATTTAATTTATTCATTGGAACAATACCATTAACTAACAAATCTATAAGAGAATTATTGAGGTGAATAATATTGGAACTCGTGGAATTATAATCAAAATAATCATCAATAAATTTTTCAACATCTATTCCTCCATTAGGCATATTTATGGATAAAACTTTATCAAGAGATTGGTTGATGTTTTTAACAGTAATGTCCTTTTTATTTAACGCTTTACATTTTTTTTTGTAACCCTTTAGGTCGTCAGTTGTTAGTTTAGCAGGTTTACATAAGGTAAAATCTTCCAATAAAAAATACTTGCCATAATTAGGTATAACTTGTAAAACCTTTTGAAATTTTTTTATTTGTGTATATTCTTCATTAGCATTTTTTTCCGTCATTAATTTACTTATTTTATTGGGTTCTCTATCGACGGAATTTTCACATTTTAAAGCTGGTTTAAAAATACATCCAAACCCACCAGATGCAATAATTTTGCCTCCTTTTTGGTTTTTAGTCATTATTTCTTATATTATAAATATATTATAACTTGTAACAATCATTATTTATTATATAAATAAACAATTAATCCAGTGGCACCCATAACAACTAAAGTATAAATAAGTTTTTCTCTCCATCTGTAGTGTTCCTTCATTTTAATGTCTTTTGGTTTATATTCTTCATAATACCTAAAATAAAATTCATTGAGAGTAATTTTGGGCTTTTCTAGTTTTTCATTAATCTTATTATGAATAAAATGCATCCATCGAATTAGTGATTCTCTGGAATCCAAGTAAGCCGTAACAGGATATTCGTTCAAGATTTTTTCAAAATCGCTACCGATGGATTCAACTGGAATAAACAAAGGTAAATTTTGAATAAGTTCATAGTATTTCTTCTTAGTAACCGCATTGGGATGATGTGGATATGACATAGCCAATGTGTGTAAAAAAAACCAAAAATGCGGACCCCATACTGTTGGGTCTAAACGAATATAATTATTAGCTAAAGAAGGCATTTAAACTAAAACAACATAAAAACAACTTTCTTTAAACATATAGATATTTGAAAAATGAGTAAAAATAATATATGTAATAACTGTGGCAAACAAGGCCACCAGTTTCATCAATGTAAGTTACCAATAACAAGTTATGGTGTAATTTTATTTAGGTCATCAACCCAAGGAATTCAATATTTAATGATTAGACGTAAGGATAGCTTCGGTTATATTGATTTTATAAGAGGTAAATATGTTCTAAATAATTTAGAGCAGTTACAAAGTATTTTTAATGAAATGTCAATTTCAGAAAGAGAAAAAATTAGAAAAAATGATTTTGAAACATTATGGAAGATGATGTGGGGAGAAACAATGATAGGTGCGCAATATAAGGGTGAGGAAATGGCATCACAAAAGAAATTTGATGCGTTAAAAACAGGGGTCCCAATGGGTAACGGTGAAATAATAACGTTAGAACATTTAATAGAATATTCAACTACAAAATGGAAAGAAACGGAGTGGGAATTTCCAAAAGGAAGGAGAAATTATCAAGAAAAAGATTTGGATTGCGCATTAAGAGAATTTGAAGAGGAGACAGGGTTACTAAAAAAAGACATAAAAATAGTAGAAAATATACTGCCATTTGAAGAGATATTTTTAGGTTCAAACCACAAATCGTATAAGCACAAATATTTTTTAGCATATACAGATAAAACCACGGATGATTTACATAATTATCAACAAACTGAGGTGTCAAAGTTAGTCTGGAAGACGCTAGAAGAATGTTTGGAGTCTATTAGACCATATAATTTAGAAAAAAAACAACTTATTATAAATATTAATAAAGTTTTACAAGAATATAGATTATATTAGTATATATAAGTAATGAGTGTAGAAATTAAGCTTAAGTCTAAAAAAGGAAAAAAAGAAGTAGATGCAGATGCAGACATTGATGCTGAAATGGATATTTCTGGAGAAGAATGTAATTTGGATGATATAAATAATCTTTACAGTAAGAAATGTGGTAAGAATAACAAAGAGCAATTAAAAATAGAGAAAGAGAACAGAATTGAATTATTGAAAAATCCAAATCAAGACGAATTTTTGTATCCAGTTTTAGACGATCCAAACTTTAATATTAAAATAGCTCAAAAAAAGGAATTTAGTGATACGAAATATGATGGTGAAATTTATGATGTAGAAAAATATGCAAATGTTTTAAAAACAGCAGAATATGAATTATTGCCTCAGCAAGCGTTTGTTAGAAATTTCCTGTCGTTTCAAACCCCATACAATAGTTTGTTACTATTCCACGGTTTAGGTTCAGGTAAAACTTGTTCAGCTATTGGTGTATGTGAAGAGATGAGAGATTATTTGAAGCAAATGGGTATTACTAAGCGTATTATTATTGTTGCTAGTCCAAATGTTCAAGATAATTTTAAATTACAGTTATTTGATGAGCGTAAGTTAAAAGAGGTAGATGGAATTTGGACAATGAAGGGATGTTTAGGAAATAAATTATTAAAAGAAATAAATCCAACTGGAATGAAAGGCTTAAAAAAAGAAAAAGTTATACAAAATGTTAAAAACTTAATTAGTGCATCATACTCATTTCAAGGATATCTGCAATTTTCAAATGAAATTGTAAGAAAATCAGGTAGCCAAGGTGACAGCACTGAAGCAAAAATAAGAAATTTGGAATATGAATATTCAGACCGATTAATCGTAATTGATGAAGTTCATAACATAAGAATTTCAGATGATAATGAGAATAAAAATGTTGCAAAAAATCTGATGTATTTAGTAAGCAAAGTAACAAATATACGTTTATTATTGTTGTCGGCTACTCCAATGTTTAACAGCTATAAAGAAATAGTATGGTTATTAAATTTAATGAATATGAATGACCGTAGAGGTATAGTATCTGTTTCGGATATCTTTGACAAAAATGGGGATTGGAAAAAGAATAAAGATGATGACCCTGATAAACCAAGTGGTAAAGAAATGTTAATTAGAAAAGCGACAGGATATGTATCGTATGTTAGAGGAGAAAACCCATATACGTTTCCTTTTAGAGTTTATCCTGATAAGTTTGCTCTTAAACATACATTTAAAAATTTAGAGGAATATCCGAAATATCAAATTAACGGAAGTAGAATACTAGATAATAGAAAAATAGAAAAGCTGTCATTATATTTAACAAATATAGGAGAATATCAGCAATTGGGTTATAATTATATAATTGACAGATTGAGAAGCAGAGGAGAAGGAACTAAACAAACAAGAAAAGGGAATGAACGAAAGGTTGTTGCATTTACATCTTTAAGATCATTCGGTTACACTGATTTACAAATACCTATTGAAGCATTGAATATTATTTATCCTTATGATGGATTAAAGGAATTAGTGGATAGTATTCCTACATTTGAATATATTGAGCAGGAAGAAGAAAAAACGGAGGATATTGCTCCTAAATATGACGAAGCAGAAAAGGATATTACAGATGAAATATCTGAGGTGACAGAAAACGGTCCGCAACTTGTAACAACTGTAACATCTGTAAATTCAGAGTTAGAATCAGAACCAGCCGTAACTGAGGGTATAGAGGCAGATGAAACAATGTTTGAAAACGTTGTTGAACCGGATATAAGAAATATAAAAACGGCAAGCAAATCCTCTCCTATAACAAAGACAGAAAATTCGAAGAAGTCTATTTTTAATGAAGTGGATGCGGATACAAGTATGATGTCACCGGATAGTTTAGACAATAAATTTGTAATTAAGAAAGCAATCATCAACCCAACTATTATTGAACCTAGAAAAAATGTGAGTAGTTCTTTTAAAGGGACATTGGTGCCAAAAAAGAAAACAAGTATAGATGACACGAGTGGATTACATAACATTGAAGGTGAAACACAGTCGAAATATCCGTCGGAAAAAAATCCAACAAAAAAAACAAATATTTTCGGGCTAACGGCAGTTCCAACATCATCAATGGCCACTGCAACAAATACTGAAAATTTAAAGGGAGGTGAAACAAGTTCAAGCAAAAGTTCAAGTTCAAGCAAAAGTGGACAATTATACATTGACCCAAAGGAATTAACAGGAGGGCAAGGGTTGAAACGAATTATGAATTTTGTAGACACAAAAACTCCAGCAGTAAAAGGTCAATTTGAATATAAATATAAAAGCAAGGAATATCACGTTTTCGAAAATGAACAAATTGGAAAATACAGTTCAAAAATAAAGACAATTTGTGATTATATATACAACAAAAAAACTGACCAAGTATCAGACGGTATAATTTTAATTTATTCGTCTTATATTGATGGCGGACTAATACCAATGGCATTAGCCTTAGAAGAGATGGGATTTACGCGTTATGGAGAAAAGGCAAAACCATTATTTAAAACTGCTCCAGTTCCAATAGTAGATGTGAGAACAATGAAGCCACCAACTTCTAAAAAGGATTTCAAAGCGGCCAAATATGTAATGATAACAGGAGACCCTCGTATTTCGCCAAGTAATGATACTGACGTAAAAGCTTTAACAAACAACGACAATATATTTAAAGAGGAAAAAGACGGCACTATAAGAGATATATCAGGTGAAATAATAAAGGTAGTATTAATTTCACAAGCAGGATCAGAAGGGTTAGATTTCAAGGCAATTCGTCAAATTCATATAATGGAGCCGTGGTATAACGTAAACAGAATTGAACAAATTATAGGAAGAGGTGTGCGTAATTTTTCACATAAGGATTTACCATTTGAAAATAGAAATGTCCAGATATTTTTGTATGGAACAATGTTGCAAAACGCTAAAGAGGAAGCAGCGGATTTATATGTATATCGCGTTTCAGAATTAAAAGCAGTAAAGATAGGAAAAGTTACAAGATTACTAAAACAAACCTCGGTAGATTGTATAATAAATCACGACCAAACTGAGTTTGTGCCTACAGAATTCAATAAGATTGAAGAAAATAAAAATATTAAACAAATATTATCAGACCATCAAAAAATACACCAGGAAATAGGAGACTTAGACGATTCGGTAGCGTGTGATTTTATGAAATGTGAATTTGATTGTTTAACAGAACCAAACCAAAAAATAAAGTTAAAGGATTTAGTTGAAAATACAGACACTTATAACGAGACGTTTATGCTTATAAACTCAGATAAAATAATTCAAAAGGTGAAAACGTTAATGAAGATGAGTTATTTTTATAAAAAGAGTGATTTGTTAAATAGAATAAATATACCAAAAAAATATCCGACAAGCCAAATATATGCAGCATTAACACAAATAATTACAGATAATACAGAATATATAACGGACAAATATGGTAGAACGGGTTATTTAGTAAATATAGGTGACTATTATTTGTTCCAACCGAGTGAATTGAATTATAAGAATATTTCAATATATGATAGGTCAGTGCCGATTGATTACAAGCATAATATGATAAAATTCGAAATTAAGTCAAATATAGCTAAACCGGTGATAGACAAACGTAATATAGGAGAAAAAGTATTAGTGGAGGAAATAGATGCAAATGTGGTTTTAGAAGGCAAGAAAGTGTTGGATATGATGTTTGAAAATTATAATTTGGCATTGGAAACTACAAAAGTTAAAAAGGGCAACAAGAATTGGTATGAACATTGTGGTGTTATAATTAGAAAAATGGCAAAGGAAGATAAACTAGTTCCAGCAGAGTCAGAACAACAGCGTCTGGAGATTTTAGAACAATTTTTGATAGAACATATAGTAGATAGTTTAATGATAAATGAGAAGGTGGATATATTAAATTACATATATTCTAATGAAAATTTAGAGAAAACCCTGGAAAACGAAAGAATAAAAAGACTGTTCGGAAAAATGAAAAAATACTTGTTATCAAAATTAATAGTAGCAAAGGGTTTAACGGGAATAGTAATGTTTGATGGTTCATCGCGAATAGATAATTTAAATATTTATATTTTAGATGATAATAATTGGAAACCAGCTAGTCCAGAAGACAAGAAAGATTTACAAGATGCAATATTAAAGAAATACCGTTTAAAAACTAATCTAAGCCAATATGTAGGATTTATAGGATTTGAAAATAACAGAAAATTTATGGTGTATAAAGTAAAGAATACAGAAAATGAACGCAGCACCGGTTTCCGTTGCGACCAATCTGGTAAAGAGAATATAATAGACATATTAAACAGTATCGAAATAGATGACAAATATGCTTCAAAAGTTACTAAAGATGGGGCATACGAATTATGTGTAAGACAAGAATTTACGTTAAGAAGTTTTCAACATCAGCACCTTGATAATAAAACATGGTTTCTAGACACGGAAACCGCAATTATTAACGAGTTTGAAAAGAAGGAAAAGGGTAAAAAATAGAAACAATAAATTTTGATACATAGACAATTATTTTTTAATTTTACTAAATAATAAAATTGAAAAATAATTAAAAGAATAAATATATATTAATTATATAATGGAACCTGTTGTTAAAACCTCTAAATCTAAGTATAGACAAAAAGATACAAGGGGAGTTTATAGCCCTTGTCAAATCACTAAAAATATCATTTTACCGATTACTGCTATAGGTAAGAATTTACAGCAAACGTTGGAAACTACTATCACTAAAATGGTTGGAGGAAAATGTATCGTTGAAGGATATGTTAAACCGGGCTCTATTAAAGTTATCACATTCTCCAGTGGAATTGTTAAAGGAAATAATATATTATTTGATGTTGTATTTAATTGTGAAGTTTGTTATCCTGTTTCAGGTATGAACCTAAATTGTATTGCGAGAAATATCACAAAGGCCGGTATTCGTGCCGAGAGCATGGATGAACAGCCAAGTCCATTCGTTCTATTTGTAGCAAGAGACCATTATTTCGCAAGTGATTATTTCAATTCAATTGAAGAAAATGAAAGATTTGTTGCACGCGTAATAGCACAACGTTTTGAATTAAATGATAAATATGTATCCATTATTGCAGAATTAGTTCCACAAGCTAAAGAGGGTAAAAAGGAGTTTAAGCCTAGATTAGTTTTAGATGGTGTTTAAATATTGTTATTATCGTTATTATCGTTATTATCGTTATTATTGTTATTATTTTTTTTATTTATTATTTTAATAAGTATATTTAGTTATTTTTATTTAAAGCAAAATCAATAATATAACTTAATGAACCAAAAAGATTATTATGATTATACTAAACTTAATTATATTAGAGAGCAAATAGAAAATATGACTAAATTTAATCAAATAGAGGTTTTGAGAGTTTTAACAAAGAATAAAGAGGTAATAATTAACGAAAATAAATATGGCATTCATATTAATTTAAGTGAGCTAAATGATTCGGTGCTTAATGAATTAATGGTATATATAAAATATGTCAACACTCAAGAATCATATTTAATTAATTTTGAACAGGAAAAGGAGAAATATAAAAATACATATTTTTTAAAAGATAATAAAGATACAACTATATAATATGTATTAACAAATGAACTCAAGTCAAAAAGAAAATATTACTAGTCTTATATCCAGTATACAAGATTATATGTTTACATCTAAAAATTTAACTAGATATACTAAACATATGATCCAAATAGACCTAAAACCAAAGTCATCTCTAAAAAATATACATGGTTATACTAGAGACAAAGATAAAAACAAAAAATGCAATACAGAAAAGAAGGCTATAGACAGTATATACAGACCTAAACAGAAAGATTCGTTATTTTGGTGTTTTTATATTTTAAAGCACGGATACTCCAATTATGAAATGGAAATAAACAACCAATATTTTACAGTCGAGAAAACTGAGAAATTTAAATACATTGACCTCATAAGAAAGAACAAAGATATTTTAAAAATACATAAAATAAAACCATTTACAGAATTAGAAGATGATTTAGCAAATAAAGAAAGAATTTCGATTAAGACTTTTTTTGCTCTTTGTGTTCTTGAAAATATTAATATTTTGTTAGTTGATAAGCGTAAAATATTTGAAATTACTTGTGTAGACATTGATGATAAGCATCCAGTAAATATTGTGCATAGAAATAATCAAACATATGAACATCATATTGAATTAAACACTACATCCGATATTTTACAAAAATATAGAGAAACATATTATAAAATGCCTGGTATTGATTCTACATTAAAATCAATGGGTTCTTATAAATTAGACGAACTAACAGATTTATGTAAAAAATTAAATATAAATATTGAACAAAGTGTAGATAAAAAGAAAAAGACAAAAAAAGATATTTATGAGCTTTTAGTTTTAAACTATTAAAAAAAATTGAATAAGAATATAAAAATATGTGTAGATATATATATAGAAATGAGTAAACCTACCGAAAACATGGCACCTCTTGAAAAATCAAGAAGAGATATACAAACAAAAGATAGACAAATAAGAGGCAGAGATGATAGACCAAAATTACCTCCAAAACCTCAATTAAATATCATATCGAAATTCTTTTTGGATAATTTAAACGGAAAATATAATGAATATGAATTGGAAGCCAAGTTTGGAACAAGAGGCATAAAACCTATTACTAAATTAGACTATGATAATGTTGTTAAAAAACTAAAATCACTTGGTTATGTTTCTGACAATGAATTGGGAACTTATAGTCTAAAAATCCAACCAGAGTTTTTAGACGCAAAAACCGGACAATTTAAAACTTCTAGTGATTTTGAACGTTTTCGTATTGAAATTATTGGTCTAACTAATATTCAAGAATACTGCAGAACAAATAGTTTAACTGTGGTTAACGATAAATCTCCTAATAATGTAAAAATATTAAGAAAATTAGATGTGCGAAAGGTGAAAGAAATTAAAGATAATGAATTCAGAGAACAAGATGAAAATATCGATGTATTTGATGAAATAAATGGTGAAATGAAGACTGAAATAAAAGATGAAATAAAGCCTGATAAAAAAGACTATTCAGATGTTATTCAAAGCGCCGACTTTGATGATTTTAATTTTAGAGTAACCATAAAAAATGAAGAAACAATCAGCAAAACAGGCAAAATAGGAATGGAAATATTTGGTAACTGGAATAGGTCCAAGAAGGTTTTCAGATACATTAATCGTGTTTCGTTTACACACCCCGGTAAATCAAATGCGTCTTTACCGTTTCAAATTGACTTGAGTATTGTGAGGTCTTCCAGTAAAAATGAAAGAGGATGGTTAATCCAGACATTCAATGTTGATGAATCTAATGTATTTCAAAATCCAGAAACCTATGAAATCGAGGTTGAAGCATTGTCGACTGCTAGACATATTTTGAGAACTCCAGAAGAAATATCCAATAATTTACAAACAGTAATTAAAAGTGTATTGTGTGGTCTACAAAAAACCAATTTCCCTATTTCATATCCTGAACAAAAAGAAGTTCTGCAAAATTATCATAAATTATTATTTGAACAAGAACATATTACAAAAGGCGAAACATATGTTCAAAAAGAACGCATATATCCTAGCGATTTTATAGGTCCCAGCTTAGTAACCCTTGGACTACAAAATATTGCGCCTTTGAGCCCAGATGTAATCGTTCCAAATATTACAGAACCCTTTGCTTATTGTGTTACTGATAAGGCTGATGGTGATAGACATTTACTTTACGTAAATCAAACCGGTAAAATATATTTGATTAATATGAATATGAATGTTATATTTACAGGAGCAAAAACAACAGAAGAAAAATGTTTTAATTCTTTGATAGATGGTGAATTGATTTTACATAATAAAAAGAACCAATTTATTAATACGTTTGCTGCGTTTGATATTTATTATATCAATAATCTTGATGTAAGAGCTAGACCATTTGTGCAAACACAAAACAAGGATGAAAAATATTTTACAGAAGGATGTCGTCTTCCAATTTTAAAGGAATTCATAAAAATACTTAATCCAGCTAGTATTATAGTAAGCGCATCATCTACTATGCCAGCTCCAAATAGGATGGTTGCTATGTTATCAAAATATAAAGTAGCACCATCAAAATATAAACAAGAAAATATCAGTCCAATTAAAATCATTTCAAAACAGTTTTATCCTTCATTTGACAATTCGGAACCAAAAAGCACACCTTCAATTTACAATATATTTGAAGCTAATAATTATTTGCTAAGAAGAATTGCCGATAATTTATTTGATTATGAAATTGATGGATTAATCTTTACACCCACTCTTTTAGGTGTTGGAAGCAATAAATTCTTGGAAGCTGGACCTAAGAAAAAGGTAACCTGGCAATATTGTTTTAAGTGGAAGCCGTCGGAAGCAACTCAAACATTTCCTCACAGTTATAATACAATCGACTTTCTTGTTGTAACAAAGAAGGGACCAGACGGTTCTGATGTTGTTACTCCTATATTTGAAAATGGAGTTAACAATTATGAGTCAACCCAATATAACCAATATAAAACATTGGTTTTAGCTGTTGGCTTTGATTCTTCAAGACACGGATATATCAATCCTTGTCAAGACTTATTGGACGATAAATTTTCAAATCCTAAAGATATGGACAATGAAGAAGGTTACAAGCCTAAACAATTCTTTCCATCTAATCCATATGACCCTTTGGCTGGGTTATGTAATGTGATGTTAGAACTTGATAAAAATGGTTCATACAAGATGTTCACTGAAGAACGTGATGTATTTGAAGACCAAACTGTAGTTGAATTTAGATACGATATGTCGAAACCAGGAATGTGGAAATGGATACCTATGCGAGTAAGATACGATAAAACAGCTGAACTAAGAGCGAATATAGGTGTTGGAGCAAACGATTACAATACTGCAAATAATAACTGGAATTCAATTCATAACCCAGTAACTGAAAAAATGATTGGAACTGGGCAAGATATTCCTGGAACAGAAGTATCTGATGATGTTTATTACAACAGTATAACAACTGATAAATTAACACAGAGAATGAGAGATTTTCATAATTTATTCGTTAAAAAGGCGTTAATCCAGGGTGTTACTAGAAAGGGAAATATTTTGATAGATTTTGCTTGCGGTAAAGCAGGAGATTTACCCAAATGGATTGGAGCCGATTTATCATTTGTATTTGGAATAGATATTTCAGCAGATAACATTGAAAATCGTTTAAATGGTGCTTGTGCCAGATATTTAAACTTCAAAAAAACTACTAAAGCAATGCCATATGCTTTATTTGTAAATGGCAATAGCTCTTTAAATATCAGAAGTGGCACAAATATGTTTAATGATAAAGCCAATGAAATCACAAAATCCGTGTTTGGTTCTAGCGGCGTAAATAAAAGTCTAGGACCAGCTGTCGCCAGACAACACGGAAAAGGGCATAATGGGTTTGACGTATCATCGTGTCAATTCGCAATCCACTATATGTTTAAAGATAAAAGGACATTTTACAATTTCATTCGAAATATTGCTGAATGCACCAAATTAAACGGATACTTTATCGCTACTTGCTATGACGGTAGAACTATATTTAATATGCTTAAAAAGAAGGAAGAAGGAGAGACCAAAGATATATATGTTGATGATAAGAAAGTATGGTCAGTTACAAAAAAATATGATGCCACTACATTTGAAGATAATGAAACATGTTTGGGTTATACAATTGATGTATATCAAGATTCCATTAACCAAACACTTCCAGAATATTTGGTAAATTATGATTTCTTGACAAGTACAATGGATAAATATGGTTTCTCACTTGTCAGTAGAACTGAAGCCAAACAAATGGGGTTACCAGAAGGCAGTGGTATGTTTTCTGAATTGTATAATTCAATGATGAATGAGATTGAAAAGTATCCCAAAAAAGCAACTGACTATAAAGACGCGGTATATATGAAAGATTATGAAAAGGAAATATCGTTCTTAAATCGTTTCTTTATTTACAAAAAGATTTCAACTAGAAATGCTGAAAAATTGACAAAAATCTTATTGGACCAGTTACCGGATGAAATCGCATTTGAAGATGCAGGAACTATGCTTGCTCGTGAGGCTGTTAAGGAGGCAGAAGAAATTTTGAAACCAAGGGCAAAGAAATTGCGAGAAAAATTAAAGTTACAAGATGCGACCGAAGCATTGGAAGAAGTAAAACCAGTCGTTAAGAAAACGAGAACCAAAAAGGCAGAAGTAAACTTATTGGAAATAAAAGAAGGAGTAGAAGGAGTAGAAGGAGTAGAAGGAGTAGAAGAAGTGAAAGAAGTAACAGATAATATTCCCAAAAAAAAGACAACTCGTAAAAAGAAAGCAGTAGATTTTGATATAGTTGATTAAGTTTAATAATCATCTAAAAAAAGATATAAATATTATTGTTTATTATATTATAGTTAAATGAATTATTATATAATACCAAAAAATAATTTTAATATACATATCAACTTACAACTAACAAATGAAAAAATAAAACCATATTTATCATATAGTTTAATTTTTTATTTGAATGACGTATACAGTCAATTATTTAAACTTGAAGACAATTTAAATGTGTCAGATAGCGAAGTTACCCTAGAATATATTAATAAAATAGTAAATCCATTTGAGTTTATCCATACGAATGTTCCAGGTTCAGTAATATCCGTAAGCAAAGTAAAACCAGAATCAAGTATATTCTTTGAATTAATGGAAGTATTTCAATTATTAAATATGAATGACACTTTTTCATTAAAAAATAAAATCAATATAGCTCATTTGACACCAAATAATGCATCAACAAATTACTTGTTAAATATGATAAGAGAAGATAAAGATGATAATATTCTATGCGAAGACTTTAATTTTGAACGGCTATATAATATGTTTATAACTAACAATTATGAAAATAAATTAGACCTAATTATATGCGAATTTGAAGCACACGAATATATTAACACAAAAAAATATATTACAAATATGTTGTTAGTTTTAATGATAGTTATAAAGTATCAAACAAATCAAGGCACGTGTGTTATTAAAATAGACAACATATTTTATAAGTCAATAATAGATATATTATTTATATTGTCTGCACTTTATGATAAAATTTATCTAGTTAAACCAATAATAAGCAATGTCACAAAGGGAGAGAGATATGTCATCTGTAAATCTTTCAACTCTGGTATATTAGATAAATCTAACTTATCAAACCAAATAAATGAAAAGATAATAAAATCCGCAATAAATACAAATTCACTTAATAACATTTCTGTAAGTTCACTTATTGATAATGAAATACCATATTATTTTTTAAATAAATTGGAAGAATCAAATGCAGTTATAGGTCAACAACAATTGGAAGCATATGACCAAATAATAAATATATATAAAAATAAAAATCGTGATGAAAAAATGGAAAATTTAAAGCGAAATCATATTCAAAAATGTATACAATGGTGTGAAAAAAATCAGTTACCTCATAATAAATTCATTGATAAAGTCAATATATTCTTAACTCCAAAGAAAAAAGAATTAACAGAAGAATTAACAGAGGAATTGAAAGAGGAATTAAATTTAGAATTAGATGTAAACTTAGACTTAGACTTAGACTTAGACTTAGACTTAGACTTGGGAATACAAATGAACTCTTAAAATACACAATATTATATTACAGTATTGTCTATTTTATGGTCTTAATTATGGTCTTAATTATGGTCTTAATTAGGGTAGAGTAGAACCAATATAATTTCCAGCTGATTTATTATTAACAGAATTATATGTGCGATATTCAGCTCCATTTGTTTTTGTGTTACATATTAATTTATTTTGATGTTGACCCTGGAAAAAGAAAGGGTTTCCAATAAATGTTTGGGCTTGACAAAGAGGAACCTTATCTTTGTATATATATGGTGTAAAAGGAGGGTCTCCGTTAGTCAAGGAAGCAGCTACATTTGCTCCTCTTAATTTTCTTTGACGTGCAGCTGCAGTAGAAATGGTATCAACATTTAGTTTTAATATTCGTGTGCTACTTGATACGCCTCCTTGTTTAGCGAACTGAGGGTTATTTGGTTTATAGTAAACCTGTGAACAACCTTTAGGATTAGAGGGACCAGCAATAACGCCATTATTATAAGGGTCTGCCGATATTTTGTATAAATATGCTATAAATATGTCATAATTTTCTTTAGTTAGCGAACCACGCAATTCTGCCAAAAATTGGGATATTGTCTCAGATAGTTTAATGATGTCGTATTGTTCTTGCGTAATATAACCGGCACTAAGAAGCGATTTTGCTAAAGACTCAATAAACGCGATTTCAACTCCTTTTGCAATGGTAAAATTTGGATTACATTGGGCCACATAATAGTTCAAATATGCCAAAGGGTCTCCTGGTTTTATTCCGCTAACTAGTGCTTTTGCAATCAACGGGTATTGTTTAATAGTTTCAAGAACTTTAGGGTCTATTACACCAATCAAAAAATTAAATTGTCTTTGTTGGAATGTTTGGCAGCGATTATACAAATACATGTAAGTTGTTTGGTAATAATTTTTGCTGATATTAGTGTTAGTAGGCAAAACACGTTGTAATGCTTTTCTCTGTTGGTTACAACATAATAGAGGATTTGTAACATTAGCTTGAGGCTTTTCCGTCAAATTGTTAATAGGCATCCAATCAGAAACTATTCCTACACCATTACAATTTTTACATTCATTGTCAATATTTTCTCCACTATTATCTTTAACAGTTGTGTTTATTAAACCAACTGAAGAATTTAATGAAATGTTAGTTCCGTTATCTTTAACAATGAATGAACCAGGGAATTGCGTCATTTGTGCAATAAGACCGGACCCTCCATCACCTCCTCCCAAAGATTGACCATTAGAGGATTTAACTGCTCTGTTTACGTTATATTCAATTAAACTTTTTTCAATATATCCAGCTGGGTTATTCGGGTCAATAGTGATAACATTAAAATTTATAGGTATAACTCTGCCTTTTCTATAATGCTTAATAGGTCTAGCTAAACCAAATCCAGTGGGGAAAACATTTCCTGGGTCCATGTTAGTTAAGGGTCTAATATGAGTAGCGGTTACGCCAACAGGATTACTAAAAACCCCGGTTCCCTTCCAAGGAACATACGGTATATTTTCTAATGTGCTATTATTACTATAACCACTGGCAGATTGACGTCTCATATTTGTAGGATAAAAAGCGGTAGACATTATATAAATATAAAAGAAAATAAATATGCCTTTAATAAAACTATACAAATCAAAAAAACACAAAACCCAAAACAAAAATAGTCTATATATATAATAACAATGGGCTTGATCAATATTTTAATAATATTCTTTATAATATTACTTACTTATCAAGTAATTTTAGCGTTTTCTACAACAAATACTCTAATTGAAGGGTTAGAAAACGAAGGAACTACCAATTCTAGCACACAAGAATACAAACCATATAATTTGAATGACCCAAATAACTCTTTAATATTATCTCAACAAAATGCGGGAAACATCGAGGTTTTAAGGGGTAGAATTGACAAATTTGATGGAGTAAAAGAACAAGTAGACACAATGCAACAAGAAATTGATTCAATGCAAGTTCAAATGGATGCTCTAGTTCAACAGCAAGCAGATTATGCTCAGGAATTAGCTGGTTCAACCCCTCCTGATATAACCGGAACAGATGCCGAGACGACTGAAAATGTTGAGGCATCCATTGAAGAGGAAGAAAATCCAAAATAATAAATATTGGTGATTGTAATAAAAATAAATTATAAATATATATTAGATAAATGTCTGACAATATGTTTAAAGAAGTATTAACAAATGCTAAAGCGGCAGAAGAGAAATACATAGGCCCTGATTATCCTTACTATAAATATATTAGAACTCCATCAGAAATAGGTATGTCAGGTAAGGGTAGTTTATCGCAACTAGGAAAAGATATAGATGGATTAATAAGTTATGTTGAATTGTTAGTATCTGGTGGCGGAAAAGCATCAGCAACTGGACAACCTTTAGGGAACAAATTTTTCTTAAAAACAGGGGGTAAATGTACCGATAAATCTACTGGTCAAGAAGTTGATAGATATATTTATATTAACAATGTTCCCGCTGGAAATATACCGTTTATATCTTCTGGAGTTGGTGTTAATTTCAGTGAATTTAAGGGATTAATTCCCGGAACAATTAGTAATTTAAATGCGTTTAATCCAATGGAAATGTTCCAGGCATTTTTATCTGGTTCAAAACCAGATTGTCAAGAGTTAACAATGGAGACCATAGACATATATAATAATAAGTCGACTGAAAGTAATTTTGTTACGTTAGTAGATATACAAAATATGGACCCATGTATTTTTAAAGATAAAAAGAACCCTATAAATGGCAACCAATGCAGAGAAACATTCACGAATTTAAAAAGCGCAACCAAATGTTATACGTGCTTTAAAATTCCTAGTGACCCTATTTCACAAGTTTACTTTGCTTCATTAAGTGCTCTCGGATTATACATTTTGTATAAAATTATGTTGAAAAATGGGATGGTTCCTAAAATATAAGTATTAGTTAATAATTTTGTTACTGTATATGCTCACAAAATTATTTGTAGTTTATTTACGATTGCTTTTTCTGCTTTTTCTGCTTTTTCTACTTTTTCGGCTTTTTCTGCCTTTTCGGCGTTTTTTTGAACCACCTTTTACCGAATATTGATTTGTTCCGTTAGCATAATATTGCCACGAAGTTGGCTGAGCTACCTTAATTCCTGAAACTGGGCTTGCATAATAAGTCAAACCTAGACCTCCCTTGCCTCCCCTCATTATTTTACTTTTAGTCATACTTCTTCTTCTACGTTTTCCACCATATGAACTCATCTCTTGTTCTTGCTGTGGATTTTGATAACTGTTCATCGAATTTGTCATTGGTGCCGTGTATGAAGAACTATTCATTGGTGCTGTTGCTGAACTATTCATTGGTGCCGTGTATGAAGAATTTGTCATTGGTGCTGTGGAACCAGTTAAATCAACATCTGTTGACAGCATACTTTTCGTCGATTCCCAAGCATTTCCAACTCCACTTGTTATTCCGGAAGCAGCTGAACCTAACAAACCTTCTGCCTGATTTGCTAAGTTACTTGCACCTTGAGTTACACTGCTTGTTGTATCACTTGTTGCACCTGTCACGGATTCCCATAGTGATTTTTTTGGAGCATATGGGTCTGAACTACCAAACCAAGTTGATGGACTTAACCAATCTCCACCTTTCTGGCTTCTTCTTGTTTTTCTGTGTTTGGTCATTTATATAATATTATATAAGAAATAATATTATATTCCTTTTAGAAAAAGGTATAATCAACCTTATATTTAAGCGCTTCTGTTAACAACCATTTTGAACAACTCAAAACCAGCTAAACCTCCTGCCACTTGTGCAACAATATATGGGATTAGGTCTGAACGAGGAATTTTTCCAGCATACATCAAAGCAATAGCTACAGCGGGATTAAACGCACCACCACTAATAGCACCACCTAGCCTTACAGCTATCGCTAAAGCAGCACCAATAGCCAAATAGTTTCCTGTAGCAAAAATCACAAAGACTAGAAATAATGTTCCTAAAAACTCAACAAGATATTTGTTCATCATTTATATACTACTTTTAGAAAATTATTGTATTAACTTTCTAAAAAATTATTATTTTCTTACTCTGCGAGTATTTGTTCTCTTACGGCAAAAATGTTTTCTCTTTGTGGATGTTCTTGTCATACGGCATGACAAAATCTTACGACAAGGTTTTGGTGCCTTTCCGGTGCACATAGAACCATTAACACGTTTTCGGTAATAACGACGAGCAGAAGCAGTAGTGGCCATTTATATTATGTGAAAATATTTTTAAAAAAGGAAAAAATAATATTTTAATATTCAAAGATTGATTAATAGTTTTGTCTCGGTAGTGACCCCCAACCATTTATTCCCTGTTGACACAAACTATAGTTATATATAGAGCCCTTCTTTTTTGGTGCGGTACATCCCCCAGACCTGGCTCTTTGCAATGCTGACCTTCTAAAACTAGTATCATAACTCTTTGAACCAATTGGCGCATCCAATGGCAATCCTACTTTATAAGCAGATTTGCCTACTGCCACACTTTTAACGATGTTAGTTCGCATAGATGAAGGTATCGGTTCAATATAATTCATATGGCTAGAGACGGCGTATTGGCGTTGTGACGAATATGATACCTTTGTTGTAGGAGCAGATAACTTACCTAAAGCATCTTGTCTAGCTTTCTCTCTAGCACTTAAAGCGGTTGCTCTTAAATATTGTGCTCTAGCATTGACAAACATATCAGCGAACACAGGTTCCTGACCAGGATAAAACTGAGGAGGAGTTGGCCGTTGACCTGTTAAGATACCAAAACTATGATATGGCATCGCACAAGGATATTGATTTGAGTCTAAAGGTCCACCTATGGGTGCATTTACAAATCCTTGAAATGTTTGAGAACCTATTGATGTGGATATTCCATATGGAGTAGTCATTTAATATAAGATATGAAAATATAATTATCTTATATTTATAAACAAATTCCAGAATAATACTCATAATTTTCCCCATATTTCATTTTTAATAGCTCTTTATCGGCTTTTTCTACAGCAACAGTTTTAATGCCTGTTATTTCCGTAAATTTAGTTTGCGCAATTATCATACTATCAGCCGTTGGCTTATAATGTCCTGATTTATTGTTTATACATATTGTAATGTTGTCTGGGTCATCGTCATCCACAGTTCCTGAACCAGCTGATATTACTGGCATACACGGTATATCTCTATTAATAATACGATTTAAATCCTGTATTAACGGCATACTTTCAGCATTAGATACAATTCCATTGTTTGATTTGAATTCCATCACTTCATTAAACTGTTGCCTCATTTCGCTATATTCGGTTTGAGGGGTTACGTCTAATAAACCGTGAACCAAGCAAACAGAATGCTTATTTATTATTGCGCCTGTAATTATATATATGTAATGTATATTTGAATTATTAAACAACACAAATTTGAACCACATATTTTTTGATTTTTTAAAATTATCCAATAAAAAACCGGCACTCCTCTGATTTAATTGAAATGACCTATCTATTGCTAGATATATTTCTAATCCAGGACTATCCTTATTACCTATATTTTTCCCGCACATATGTGTATTTTTTAAATCATTTGGCATCACAATTAACTCTCCTCCTTTATATGTTTTTTTTTGTTTATATGATTTATTTTTAATTTTTTTTATTTTTTTGGTTTTTTGCATTACTAATATAGGGTTATATTATTTCTTCTAATTTATCATTTTTATATAAGAATAAATAGCAACCACTATCTTTACACTTTACTCTTACGTCAATTGTCGCTTTAGTAGGAATATTTCCCATTATTCTTATATTAGCATCTTCCAATAATTTTCTCAATTTATTAGAAGTTGTCTCATCTATTTTATGTTTATCATACACCTTATCTAATAGCTCAACAAATTTATTTCTATTGGTATTCCCTGTAATCGGATTTGCAGAAGAAGAGAAATGTTTTTTATATTTAACATACCATTCATTCGCTACTGCATCAATTATATCTCGTTTTTCTTTTTGATGGTCTCTTATATATAATTCAGGCACAGCTTGGCTCTTATTTAAATTTGTAAATGCTTCTATTAAGTCCCCTAAAGTCGCATTGAACCTGATATTTACAGGTATATATTGATTATATAACCAACTCGCGTCATTATTGGAACCAAATTCGCCTGGCCATAATAATTCCAATGGCTTCGAATTTTCTTCTTTTATAATTTTCAAAGATGTTAGTCTATGAATTCCATCTAAAACCTCAAATAATTCCATTTTATTAGTGTAAGTCAAATAAAACATTGTATCTATTGGTTTCTTGGAACTATATATAGCTCTTGCTATATCTGGGCAACGGGCCATATCAGGAGGTCTATTATACCCCCAATTCTTAACAGAATCGCCTAACAAATCCTTAACCTGTATTTTATAAATACCGTGTGTATCACTTAATGATAATAATAATTCAGAAGAAGGAAAATGATGTTGCATTATTACATTAATTAAACTAACAGGAATAAATTCAGATGCCATATATGGTAAACGTGCAATAGTATAAATATCTGAACTTGTTTGTTCCTCAATTATTTCCAATAATATATTGGAACTTTGAGAATTCGTTTTGTGTTTCTTTGAGGTTTCAATAATTTGAGACATTGTTTAAATGTATTGTATTGATATCTATAATACATTTATTTAGTAAATCAATTTTTTATTACTTAATTATTTTATTATCTCTTAATATCTCTTGCTATGACGAATTGCAACTTGAGAAGTACTATAATCATTACCGCCGAATGACCTATCATTGTAATTCTTGTTAACTGCTAAATTTCTCTTAAATCTTGTATAATCCGAACCATCATATACAAATTTAACATTGCATGTAGAGGAAGGAACTGCTGGATTTAATTGAATACCACTCCAAACCACTGATTGCTGACAAGATGTCGATGTGCTACCGAAACGCTGTCTTAAACCACTTAACCCAGGTCTACTTTGAAATGTTTGGCAACTTCCACCACATGAATAATTCTCACGACTCAATAAATCCCCTGCATTATTAACTGCTCTAAAAGGAGTTATTATTCTTTTAGGATAACTACTTCCTGTTGTTCTTGTTGTGTTCCATGCATCTCTTAAAGTAAAACGAGTCATTGCAAAACTATCCGAATTATCGTGGTCAACAATTGGCTGAGGCATTATGCCTCTAAGACCTCCACCAAGATAGGGTCCTAATACTGGATTATTATCTACATTTATATTTCGGCCAATACCGCGGATTGGGAAGAAAAACCCTATTCCTCCGGTTGTGAAGCCTGATTTACCACCTGATGTTTTTGAACCAACGCTATTAGACATTTATATTATACAAGAATAAAAAAAAATATTTTCTTAATGTCTAAAATTATATACACGATTATTTATAATATATATATAATTTATAATGTTTGACTTTACACTCTTAATTAGTGCTATTGTATTTGTTGTATTGGATTACTTTTATTTGAATTTGGCTAAAAATTATTTTGAAAACCAGGTTCAACTCGTTCAAGGTTCGCCTTTAAAACTTAATTATCTAGGAGCTATTTTATGCTACATCTTTTTGATTTTTGGCATTAATTATTTTATTATCAAACCTAAACGCAGTATACAAGATGCGTTCCTACTTGGTTTAATTATATACGCTGTTTTTGAAACAACCAATGTAGCACTTTTTTCCAAATGGTCTTGGTTCACTGTTCTAATAGATTCTTTATGGGGAGGCACTTTATTCGCATTAACAACTTATATTGTTAACATTATAAGGAGTATAAAGCTATAAATTAGAAAGTAGAAAATAGAAAATAGAAAATAAAAAGTTTAAACATATAATTCATCCGCTAATCCATATTTTATTGATTTCTTTGAATCTAACCATAAATCGTGCTTCAATAATTTTTCTAGCTTCTTCGGTGTTAGATTAGAATATTCAGTATAAATATTTGTTATTTTTGTCATCATATTTGTTAAATTTTTATATTCATCTGTTATTTCACTCATCTTACCCCAACACTCACTACTTAATTGATGTATCAGCATATATGCAGTTGGTCTAATAAATCGTTTCTTACAAACAACCGATATTAGTGTTCCAGCGGAAGCAGTTGCTCCTTCGATAATTGAATATACTGGCACTCTACAGCCTTTAATTACATCAATAGCGGCAAAAGCTGAATGAACATAACCACCATTTGAATATATATGGAGATATATTGGTATTTCATCTACTCGCAATCTAAGTGAAGTTACAATACAATATTCTTCTGCCTGTCTAAGTAATGTATTTAATTTTGAAATACTATTACGGTCTATTTCTGAATAAAAATAAATATGATTGTTTTCCTTATATATTTTTTTGTCATCTTCTTCGTCAGTTTCTTCATCATCTTCTTCTGCCCTTTTATTTGCATTTTTATCTGTAGATTTAGACATAGGTTCACTTAACAACTTATATTTTGGATGCTTTAAATTCATACTACTACTAACATATATGAAAAAATGTTTAAATTGTTAATTATAATATATTTTTTCTTATTTTCTTATTTTCTTATTGTCTTATTTTCTTATTTTTTATTAAGTTATATTTTTTACTGTTTACTAATGTTCAGTCATAATTCTTGGCACTACATTCATTGTAGTTAGCTCTTGGAATAATAGTTTACAAGCATATGGAATTTCTACATAAGCAAAGTCCACTCTATTATCACATGTTCGACAACAGTGAATATGCAGCTGGTCATTATATGAAGCAATGATACCGCACTTTTTACAAACATATACTGAAAATTTATCTGAGGCGTCATACATTCTTCCTCTAGTAAATCTAGCAGCTCCATGTGATACCATCGCATCTTTTTCCATTTCTCCAAACCTTAACCCTCCATCTCTGGATCGTCCCTCCGCCGGCTGCCTTGTCAAATTCACCATTGGACCAATGGATCTACTATGTTGCTTATCTTTAACCATATGCTTCAAACGCTGATAAAACACTGGACCCATAAAGACACTGCACTCGATTTGTTCTCCAGTTAGACCATTATACATCAACTCGTTACCGTGAGCTTCATAACCCAAATCCAACAATTTTTGTGAAATAGTGCTTACATCTAATTCTCCAAAACTGGTTCCATCACCAAACAAACCTAGTTCAACTAGAACCTTACCTAGAAGCGTCTCTTTTAGTTGTCCGATTGTCATACGAGACGGAATTGCGTGTGGATTAATAATAATATCAGGTCTAATACCATCTTTTGTAAAAGGCATATCTTCTTCTGGAATAATGTTACCGACAGTGCCCTTTTGACCGTGTCTAGATGAGAACTTATCACCAATTACTGGTTTTCTTAATGACCGTAATCTGACTTTAGCAAAACTATAACCATCTCCATTTCTATCAATATAATTTTTATCAATATAGGTCTCCTCTACAGTTCTATATTGCTTGCTTCCATCTTCATATTTAATTACCTTTGTATGGTCATTTCTATTTTCTTTAATTGGTGTTACCTTTGAAATAATAATATCGCGATTTTCAATCAACGTATTTTCCGGCACAACACCTTTTGAATTAACTTTGTTATAATTACCGAATTTCATTCCTTTAGTTTTAGATGGCTCTGGTTTACATCTTATTTCTTCATCACCATTTATCTTTTGTTTATCCTCATCCTTTTCCGTATGTGAAATCGTAATTTGTAGCAACCCTCTATCAATAGAACCCTTATTAACCAGCAATGAATCCTCTTGATTGTAACCGGTGTGTGTCATAATCGCCACATTAATATTGCACCCAGACGGAATTTCATTCAACTTAATCAAATTCATAACACGAGTGTCTACCAATGGTCTAGTAGAATAACTTAGAACATATGCGGTTTTATCCATACGTTCATTGAAGTTTGTTGCGTAAACACCCATAGCTTGTTTCGCTTGCGCACATTGATAAGTGTTTCTAGGGGACTGATTGTGGTCTGGATAAGGAATACACGACGCTACAACACCGAATATAGTAGACGGGTGAATTTCACAATGCGTAAAATTATATACATTGTTTCCTTTTGTATCAATAATATTTTTTGGTTTTGTAGCAATCATACTGAAACTTTGCTCTTCAGGGTCAACATATTCAATAACAGATTCATTAATCTTACAATTTGTTAACAAGTCATCCCAAGATAGATTGTTCGATTTTAGTTCATTAATAATGTTATCTGTGACAATAATGTTTCGGTCTTTCACTCGCAATAACGGTCTAGTAATTCTACCACTGTCATTGCAAACTTTGATTTCTTGTAATCTGTAGTCAAATATAATAGATGTATAAATATTGATAATTCCTTTATACTTCATATCCTTCAGTAATTTGTAAAGTTCTTCGGGTTCTTCTGAAATACCAATCCAACAACCATTAATAAATACCTTTACCTTATCATATGTTTGTGAAGGCTTCAATGTTTTTAAACTTATAATATGTGGTTCAATATATTCATATAATGAATTACTATTGGAATGAATAGTTACGTGTGCCATATAACTCATATTTTTTACAATACCAACGGAAGCGCCTTCAGGAGTTTCTGCTGGGCAACAAAACCCCCAAGACGTATTATGCAGCTTACGAGGAGGAATTAATTTACCACTTTTGTCTGTTGGTGTAGAAACTCTGCGTAAATGACTTAAACTGGCTACATATGTTAAACGATTTAACACTTGGGCTACACCGACTTTATTAGAGTTGGTGTGTTTTATTCCAAAGTCACCAGTAGATAGAGCACGCTTGAAGCCATTTTCAATCGTGTTTGATTTCACAATTTTATAAATATTTGTCAAATTAATAATATTTAGGTAATCTTCATTTGATCTCCAAGACCCATTGTTAACTTCTTTGATAATCTGTTTTTCCATATCTTTCACAAGCTTATTGAAATAATTTCTGAACAAGTTATTTAAAGATGTTCCTGTCAAATCTATGCGTTTATTTATGTAAGAATCTCTGTCATCCCCCTTAATCCAGTCAAAACTGGCTTGCATCAATTTATTCGCCATATAACCTAATAAATAAATCTTCTGGTTAAGAGTTTGACAATGAGGAAACAGGTCATTTTCTAAAACTTCAAGAGCGAATTCGTGCTTTTTTATTGCTCCAGTTTCTTTATCCATATTAATTGGAGTATAGCTTACGTGACTAGTGATATATTTTACAGCGTCATCATATGTCATATATTTATTTGCTTCAATGATTGATGCTTGTAAATTATCTAGCATAGGTTTGTATTTCTCTAATGAAATATTCAACAGAATGTATTCACAAATTTCTTTATCGGAAATAACTCCTAGAGCACGAAACACTATAAACAAAGGGATAGGTTGTTTGACACGAGGAATTTGTAAACAAATTGGTAATCCAAATCCATTGTTTTTTGAACTAATCATCATATTAATTTGCTTAGGAGAAATACACTTGAAATCAGGGACTGATTTGATTTCAGCCTTCCACGTATATTTTGTGTCATTTTTAGAAATATTGAAACAATAAACGCGATTTTCAGCTGCACGTTCTTGTCCTAGGACAGTCTTTTCTGAACCGTTAATAATAAAATATCCACCTGCATCGTATTTGCATTCGCCAGTATGTTGACTATCAACGTATTTGTATTGGCTAAGAACACAGATATTTGACTTTAACATAATAGGTAATTTTCCAATATGAATTTTTGGCAAAGTTTTATACAATGTTTTAACATTTTCTAAGTTTTCTCCATCTCTAATAACATATTTAATGTTGATATCAATTGTCATAGCAGACGCATAAGTGAAATTCCTTAAACGCGCTTCTTGAGGAAACATAAGTTTAATAGCTCCATTATTCTCGTGAATTTGGGGGCGATAAATATGAAAATTCTCAAAAGTAATAAATATCTCCAACGAATATTTGCCGGTCTTAGCGTCATAATCATTCTCTGATTTGATATGGATTGGATTGAACATTTCAATCGTTTTAATAATTTGGTACCCAACAAAATTATTATACGATTCTAATTGGTGTCTGACCAATCTATCTAAGTGTTGGTCTTTAAAATATGATTCAATAATAGTCCAAGGATCTTCAATATATGGGTTATTTACAATATCATAATTGTTACCATTAATAATTGCTTTACTCATTTTGCTGTTACTTGTGTAAGTTTGCGTATTGTGTTTATTGTTCATCCTTGGAGTTATTTTATATATCAATTTTTTTTTAAATAGTTTTTTTATATATTATGTTTTTTTGTCGGCTTAATTAAGTTTTTTCGTCGTCTTAATTAGTTTTTTTGTAGTGTTACGATAAATGATAATAGAAATATACTATGTTTTTCTGGTATTTTTTTCAGTAACAAAGAAAAAACAAAAGTCCAAAAGGGAAATCGATTTTGGACATTTTTAAAAATGTCCATTTTTGAAAAACCGAAAAAACTTTTAAAGAAAAGTTGTGAAAATCGATTTGTGACGAGAATGCTCTGAAAATCGTTTTTTGCAAATTTTATTTGTGATTGTAATTTTTTATATTATTTTTCGGAAAAAGTATTTAGGGATTTTCTGTCCTCTATATAGAAGACAAAATGGATGACATTTTTTGCCCCAAAAGCCCTTTTAAACGCGTCTGTAAATTTTGTGACTATACTACGTGTAATAAAAAAGATTTCAATAGACACTTGACTACTAGAAAACATAAACGGATGACAACAGAGTTACAAGTGGATGACGTTTTAGCCCCACAGGAAACATTTATTTGTGGGTGCGGAAGCGAATACAAATATCGTCAGGGTTTATGGAAACATAAGAAAACTTGCGAAATAACTAAAATCCCAAAAAGCCCCACACCAGAAGACGTGTCAGATGAAACTGAATTGAAAATACTAACTAATTTAGTTAAAGATGTCATTAAACAAAATCAAGACCTAACTAACAAAATTATTGATATATGTAAAACTGGACAACCCAATAACATATCAAATAGTAACATACATTCGAATAATAAAACATTCAATTTACAATTCTTTTTAAACGAAACGTGTAAAGATGCAATGAACATATCCGAGTTTGTCGAGTCAATCAAATTTCAAATTAGCGACCTTGAATATACAGGTCAAAATGGATTTATTGAAGGCATTTCTAATGTTGTTTTAAATAATTTAAAGGATTTGGATACTAGACAAAGACCAATACACTGTTCTGACAATAAACGTGAAATACTCTATATTAAAGATGATAATCAATGGATTAAAGACGATGAACCAAACAATAAAATGTCAAAAGTAATCAAACAAATAGCTAACAAAAATATGAAACAGATTCCCGAATGGGTAAAAAAAAATCCAGATTGCTACGATTCTTCATCTAAAAAGAACGACACTTATTTGAAAATAGTTTCTAATTCAATGTCAGGAGGAACTGAATTAGAACAAAAACAGAATATAAGCAAGATAATATCTAGAGTTGCAAAAGGAGTTGTTATTGATAAGAACCTTTAATAATATTTTTAATAATATTTTTAATAAAAGATATAAATGTAAGTTCTAATTATACAATTAATAATGAATAAACGAAATAAATACGGTAAACCCTCCTCCAGCTTTAGGTCGTATACTGATATAAATAATTATAACAATTTTTTACTTGAGCTAGATAAAACAAATAAAGAAAATCCTTCTCATCCTCCTCATCCTCCTTCTGTTATCAACTTTTCTTCACAAAAGGAAAGTGTTAAAAGTTTTATTAAGTCTGTTGATAAAGAATTCAAGAGTTCAGACTATAAACATCAAAATTTTACGGGCATTAGTCCTTGGGAAGCATTATTAGCTGCTGTTGAAAAAAATAACGACCCCAATTTATACGAAAAAAACGTTATAACCCCTATTGATAGCGATAGATTGGATAAATATGCAGAAAGAGATAAAGTTAGAGAGAGATTAAATGAGACACCATTCGTTTACAAAAATAAGGTAAATATTTCTACAGAAATAGGTAACCTATCTGATTTATTAAAGTTGATTGAAACGTATCCTGACGACAAGGACACCGAATATAATATTAATATGAAGGCATTACACAAAATAAAAACCCCGTTAATTGAATTAAATAATATGATTGGAATGAAAGAATTAAAAGAAAACATTGTCGACCAAATAATATTTTATATTCAAAATTTACACACTCTAAATACTTCAGGTAATGATTTTATGCACACTGTTATTTATGGACCGCCAGGAACCGGTAAAACGGAAATTGCCAAAATTATTGGCTCTATTTTCTCAAAAATGGGCATTCTTAAAAAAGGAAATTTCAAAAAGGTAACACGTGCTGACCTAATTGCAGGTTATTTAGGTCAAACTGCTTTAAAAACCAGAGATGTAGTTAAAGAATGTTTAGGCGGTGTACTATTTATAGATGAAGCGTATGCTCTAGGAAACGAAGAAAAACGAGATAGTTTTTCTAAGGAATGCATTGATACATTATGTGAAGCATTGAGTGACCATAAAGAGAACTTAATGGTTATTATAGCCGGTTACGAAACGGATTTAAATAACTGCTTTTTTAATTATAATCAAGGTCTCAATTCACGTTTCACGTGGAGGTTTAAAACAGATGAATATAGCTCTGAAGACCTATATAATATTTTTTTGAAGAAAGTAAATGACGGTGGATGGCATTTAGCAGAAGAAACAAAAATAGATGTTAAATGGTTTGAAAAGAATAAATCGCGCTTTAAGTTTTATGGAAGAGATATAGAAACATTATTCGCAAAAACCAAAATAGCTCATAGCCGACGAGTATTTTGTTTGGACCCATCTGTAAAAAAATATTTAACACTTAAGGATTTAGACAAGGGTCTAGAAATTTATTTGAAAAATGAAGACTCGAAAAGTAAAGATAAGGATAAAGAAAAGTATAAAAGTCTAATTAATAGTATGTATGTTTAAAATATACTACTATTTGTGTTTTATTCGTAAAATTGTTTTTTTATTATAATACATATGTCAACTAAAAAAACAATTCAAATTAATCCCGAGTTATTTAAAATGGCAGGGAATAAAACAAAAAAAAATAGAGAAAGAAGGGAATTAACACTTAAACCGCTTGTTTCGCCAAATAATTTAAAAGATAAGTTATTGAAAAGAATAAAGGAACATAAAACGAATGAAATTAAAGGTCCAAGTGCAACAACGCATTCAAGTTCTAATAAAGATGATACATATACCGATGAATTTTATGGAGCTATTGATTACTTATCCGGAATATCGAAGAAACAAAAACAACAAAAGGCATTAAACAATAAAACTCTTAAAAATCATACTCCATTACCAGTTACACAAAATCCATATATTTCATTAGAACTACCTCCAGAATTACAAGAAACCGTTAGACCTACTACATTTGTTTCTCCTGATGTTTTTAGGGTTAACTATAAACAAGATGACATACCATACGGATGTTTAAAGGGTGGGCACAAAAAAACATATAGAGAATGGAAAGGGTTAACAACCCCGACCGAACCAACACATGTAGCAGACATTGTTAGACCACCTACTCCTCCAAAGAAAAATGTAGGGATACTTTTGGACGGAGCAACTGAAATAAAAACAGAACCAAGTGCATCGCAAACTTTATCTAGGGAAGAACGATTAGAACAAATAAAGAATAAACTAAAAAAACTGCAGGACCACGAGACCTCAGAAAAAATGAAAGACATAGAAAACTTTAATGCTATGGAAAAGGAACTAACAAAATCTGTAGATAGTGAATGTAAATTAGATGAACTACCTGATTTTGATGAAATTAAGAGTGTTATGCCAGATATCGAATCATTAATAAATCAACGTAATGACCAAATTGAAAAGGATAACCCCAAGACATATTTGAAAAAAACTGTAAGACGAAAATTTACATTAGGGAGGTCGGATAAATTAAAACGTGTAGCTGTTCTAATAAAAGATAGACAAACCAGAAAAAATATCATAAACACTCAGAAAGAGCTGAAAAAAACAAATATAACGGATGTGCGTAAATATTTGCGCCAGCACGGAATAATAAAAGTAGGGACCACTTGCCCCCCAGATATTTTAAGAAAAACATTCGAAGCTGCTGTTCTCACTGGCGAAGTAACTAACACAAATAAGGAAACCCTTTTACATAACTTTTTAAATGAAGATACAACAAATTCTTAAAAATTCTTTTCTTAGTTTAAATAAATGAACACTATGAGAAGTGATTTCCCACAAAAAACAAAGGATTTTTTTAAAAGGATGGAAAATTATTTAGATACCGATTTTTACTATTATGGTTCTGTAAATAGACCAGATTATGTTCACGATAAAAGTGATATTGACATTGCTATTTTTACAGATAATGAATATAGCACAATGGCAAAATTACAACATTATTTACACGTTAAACGTTCTGACTTTGATAAAGTTGTTTGGAAAGTATATGGCAAACTGTTATATGGTTATAAAATAAAATGCGACAAATTTATTGATATAAAATGCGAAATTGCTATTTATAATAATGAATATAAAGAT